GTGTTATATTCAGGGTAAGTAGTCGAATTATCACATAGAAAAGAAATTAATCTTCTTGTGTAGAATTGCGCCGTACTTCTTGAACGTTCTGTAAGTAGGTTTACTTCATTGATATTTACACTTTCTGAGTTTTCTGAAGAATGCTTGTAAATCCCACCATTAGAGACCGTATAGGCCAAGTATGGCAGTAATTCCACGCTTGACCAACGAATATGCATAGGCTTTATATAGTCTTCTAAGAGTGTTTTATATGCCGCATTGCCTACGTCGTCAATTGTGTTGGCTAAAATTAACGATTGTATCTTCTCATACAAGTCAGTTCCAAGATATTCTTGCACGTGTATATCTTGTGCAATTTCAACAAATTGGCTGAACTTATCATTATCAACATTACCATCTAAAATAGAATAGCGTTTAATATCTTCTGTTGTTATAAATATTGCTTTCATACTTTTTTATTTTCCGTAGTTTGGGTGATGTCCATTGTTAGGCATATCTTTAGGGGCTTTTTTAGCATCGTTATACTGTGCGCCTTTTGGTGTATAAGATGACGGTATTGAATCTTGTTCTTTACCTCTAGATATATATTTTTCTGATTTAGATTTTACCCTATATAGTTGTTCTTGAAAGAAATGGCCGCAGTTAACACCGCCTTTAAAGCGAAATAAACTATAATTCTGTCCTTTATGGCCAAACTCTTTATTAACACCTTGAAAAGATGCTTTGTCAACGTCTTCTTTTCTATAAACAACACCTTTACCCGTTCTTCTCATCATCGTTTTACAGAACCTTCTGCTTTTATCTGACTTGTATCTTTCTTGGTATGTGTATCTAACTTTATAAAAAGACTTGTCAAGACTAGATTCACCATTTGGGTCTGATTTTATGAAGCTTGCAAACTTAGAAAGTGTTGTTTCTTTTATTAGTCTCTTAGCCCACTCTTCAATAGATTCATTGTCATCTTTTACCTCTCTTACGTCAACAAGTTCAAGGTCGTCGTTGTTCATTGTCTCACCTCTTAAAGCGTCAAGCATATCGTCATCATCAAAACCTTCGTTTTCTTTTGACATTTTGATTCCCGTTTCTTCTTCTTTTGTTTCTTCGTCTAAACCATCAGTATCAATAAACTCTAAAGGCTGAATAGTTTTAAAGTATAATTTTAAAGCAACATCATTAACTGCTAAAATCTCATCAAAAGCATCTATGAACTCAACTTGTAAAGGTTTAATTACTATGTTGTCAAAAAACAAAGAACTGTTTTTAATTTCGTCAGCATTAGAACCTAAACCGCCGCCCGTCTCTCTTACTCCAATTAATAAAGGGCTTGTAATACTGTGACCCGTTATAAGCTTGTTTCTACATTCGTCAGAAAGGTATTGATAATGTTCGGGTGCATTGTCTAAAGGCAAGTCTGTTACCGTTGTCGCGCTTTCTGCGTCTTGGTTAAAAGCTACAATTACTTTCTCACCTCTCGCCCCCGTAAGTTTGTTATTTATATCTCTCTTTATTTGTCTTTGCTTTTCTACGTCAGGGATACCGTTATTAAAGTTTACAACCTTAGTACCGCTAAAACCGTTTAAAGTATCATTGATTAGATAGTCAGCAATTTCTTCTTCTAGAACTGCATAAGGTAAAGCACCTACATAGTCGCAAGGTGGGTAATATTTGAACCCTGAAGAATAAGACTGTATAATATAAATTTCTGATTTTTTACCGTCAGAAGTTCCAAAAGTAGGAAATTTAATTAACTTATCTGAACGCTTTCTTTCAGACCAATTTGGGTGGTAATACCAAGTGTCAACAACACCTTCTTCGTTACATATTCCCGCTCGTAAAGTTTCCATTGGAAAGTGAGATACCTCAACAACTTTCTTACCTTTGTATTGAACTTGTAAAGCGCCCATTCCTAACTTCTTTCTGTCAGAAATAACTCTTTTTAAATCTTTTGGCTTAAATAAACTCTTCATCATCGCGTACTGTTGCGGCTTTCTTGCTGAGTCTAAAGCGTCAAGGCCTTTACCATAAACCATATTTGAAACCCCTCTTATTATTGAGTTGTTTGTTGTAGAACCTACAAAGCGGTCAATTAGGTATTGAAAGTAATTGTTATCAACACCATACTCTACTACGTCATCTTGCTTATTTTCTACTATTTCGGGCGCAGTGTATTTACTCAGGCTTATAACTGAAATATTTGTATCTTTATTCATAGATTGTATATTTATTATCTGTTGTATGTTCTGTTACCTTGCCTTCTGAGTAGCTTAGAGGCGTGTTTAAGGTAGTATCTTGGTCGGTGCAGTATATCAACCCTCTAAACGTGATAGGCGCGCTTAAAACGTCTCCTATGACTTCTGTGTTGTATAAGGTTAAATCGTAAGAATGGCCTTCTGTTAGATTCCAAACCATATTAATTTCAGAATAGTTTGAAGATTCTGTTACGTTACCGCTGAAGTCTATGTAATTTGTTATGTTAGTTTGGTCGTCTCTTAAAGAGAGAATCGTACCGCTAAGAACTCGCCTAATTAGGTGAATGCTTTGAGGTGTATCTGTTGTTTTAAGAATTATCATAATAATCTGTTTTGTATTATATTACGAATATCATTTTTGTAAACAAAAAAAAGGGATTCCGAAATTAATCAGAACCCCTAAATTTTAAAAGAAAAGTGTGTTCTTCTTATACTCCAACAACAATAGCGGTGTTTGTAGTGTCGCCGATTATTGTAGAATCTACAAAGAAAGCGGGTTCTTTTTCAGAAGAAGCAATAGTTAAATTGTAACCGTTAAAGTCACCCATTGCACCACCTGAAGCAGTTCCAACTGATACGTCGCAGCCGTTTTGCGCCCCGTAAAGTTTAAAGCTACCGTTAAAGTCTTCAGTTAATACTAAAGGTCTACCGTAACTCATTAATTTTAATTCTTTTCTAGTCGCTATATCCTGAGATTTAAGCGTAATAGTACCTGAAGCAGCCCAAAAAGAACTGCCACTGTCAGCGTTGTTCTCATTAGATTCATCCATTGATTGTGCGCCTCTTAATTCGTACTTTAGTAAAGACAAAGCAGAACCAAAAGCGGTGATTTGTTCGTCAGCATCTAGAGTCATCGCCCCATATATTGCAGAATCAAAGTTCACAAAGTAAATGTTCTTCAAACCGCCTACTGTTTTACAAGGATTTAGTCTTCCTTTTGACAAATTTTCGCAAGCCATAATTTTATGTTTTTTTAATTATTATATTATTGTGAACTCATTTAAGCCCGTACCATAAGCGGGATGCTTTTCAATAGTTGTAACAGTCAATTCGTAATTTGTACCGTCGCCCATTGTAGCGCCTAAGTTTCTATTTACAGAAATATCACAACCATTTTCAACACCATAAAGCCAACAATCACCGTTATTCATCTCAACTAAAATGTGCGGATTTCCATTGCTTAATGCGTAAAGTACACTGTCTGCAAATGCATCAACATTTCCTAGTTTAAAAGTTCCCGTTGAAGTGTAAAAATTAGTTCCGTTATCCCTTGACGCTTCATTCGTTGTAGTCATTCCTTGTGAACCTCTTAATTCGAATTTATAAGCCGTTGGAGTTGGAATTATAGTATCAATATTAAACGGTACTCCTACCGTTGTTATATCGTTTATAAAGTCTCTGATGTAATTAATAAAGTAAATATTTTTAACACCACCAACAGTTTTACATTTTAAAGTTCTTCCCGCTGAAATATCGCAAGCCATATTTTTTTGTTTTTTAGTTGGTTAAAAAAAAGAGGGTAAAGGTTTAATTTCACCCTCTAGTTAAATATTTATTTATTACTAGTTAGCAGCGTTAACTACTCCGTAAGTTACAATCTCTTCTACGTTTGCATAAGCAACACCCGCAGTAAATTTCATAACAATTCTTACATTGTCTGAACCGTCAGTATCAGCCATATCAATCACTCTTACTTCTTGGTTATCAGATAGTAAACCTGTTCCAAAAAAGATATTAGACTTTTCAGCAGCAATTGCAGTATTTGAAGGCATACCGTTTGCCACAAAGATTCTTACACCGTCGAACATCAAGTCACCCATATCTTGATTATTGAATCTATCAACGTGTCCTAATGTACCCAAAGCACGAACATAAGCACGATAGATATTCTGAGAAACATATATGCTTAACTCTTCGTTCCCGTATAATTCAGCGGGTATTGCGTCAACAATCTTACCTAATTCAGCAACAACATTGACCGCAGTAACAGAAATTCCCGTTACTTCGTTTGCAGCAGGTAAAGCCGCGTCAACAGTTAATTGAGTAATAATCCCGTCATACTCACCGCTTACACCTTCGTCACCACTCCAAAGAGATTGTTCGTTCTTTTGTGCAGCTTTTGCAACAACGTGCGCTAATAAATAATCCTGAAAAGTTTTAGGTAAGTTATCGTGTGCTGAATAGCCCATTTCGATAGCTTCCCAATCTGAACGGAATTTGTCTTTACATAATTCTAAGTTTACTTTTAATTCTTTTGGAGTTAAAAATATCTCAGTTTTTGTGATGCTAGAAGTAGCAGTAAAGTCACAAGAGTTGTCAGTTACTAAATCGCCCGTAGCTAATTTAGAGATAACCTCTCTGTACTTAATGTTTTGTTTTACTTCAATTCCACCTTTTTCAAGAGTGTTTGCTGATAATAATGCAGCAGATACCCATTTGCCCGCGTGTTCTCCCGCGTAAGTTGTTGTGATACTAGTTGTAGTAGCCATAATTAAATTTAGTTTTTAAATAATTTGTTAAACACAATATCCTTTGTGCTAAGAGGTCTCTTCTGCGAGAATTTAATTTGTTGTTTTTCGCTTTTTGCTTCAGGATTGTGAACTACTTTTTCAGTTGATAATTCAACTTCCTCTTTTACGTCCTCAATCACTTCTTCTTTTACTTCTACTTTAGAAAGTTTTAATTCAGCAATTTCTGCTTTTAACTCATCAATTGTAGAAAAGAATAATTCCTTAGAAATAGATTCAACCATTTTCTTAGGTTGTGGCGCTGCTTCTTCAGCTGCCAATTCAGGTGTTTCTGCAAGCTCTTCTTCAGCGGGTGCCTCTTCTGCTGCTGCTTCTTTAACTTCAGAAATAACTCCTTCTTCAGCGATAACTAAGACTTTTCCGTCTTCAAGTCCATACTCACCGATTGGCATAGCGATTTTTTCACCGTCTTGCACGATAAAAACATCTTTGCCACTCTCAAATGATTCTGCTTCGATTTCAACTCCGTTGTCTAACTTCATTGACTCCAAAGCAACCTGAAGGCCAAAAATGGCTTTAATCTTACTCAGTTGTTCTTTGTGGTTCATAATTAAAATTTTAAATTCGTTTCTTATTATAGTCGTTATTAATCATCTGTAAAGAAATTGTTTAAATT